TCCTTTTTTTTCTACACCAACCTTAAAGTTCGTAGCACTTTGGGAAGGACCTTTTCTTTTTTTAACCATTTATATTGTAAATATATATTATTAATTACCATTTATTTTTCTTAACATTGATACGGGGTCCCTTTTGCTGTGAAGATGGGTCATATGTACCTCCATCGTCGTCGTCACTATCAATATCCTTAGACATTTCCCAAAACTCTTTTGACCCTAACTTAAAATCTTTATGACCAGATGCTTTATACCAAAAAATTTGGTCTTCTAATTTATTTGATTTTGCATTATTGGCAACTACTAGACATTCATAATTTTCTGTACATTGATCCATTACTTGGCAAAATGATTCGAACGTTGGGAACATACCTGCATAATTTTCATAAATTCTTTTTCTATTTGCGATATAGGGTTCTCTTAATATAAATGTATAATCAATATTTGTACGTAAATTAGGAGGAACACCTAATGGATACTGCATTGTAATAACTAACATAATTTTCCAATGACGTCCATTCATAAAAAGCAAACGCATGAGTTTATCACGAGCCCAACTATTATCATACAAACAATCATCTAAAATAACAAATGTTCTTGGATCAATATTTGATCGACCATACGCTTCATTTTCTTTTTTCATTTGCTTCATTACAATTTTTTGACGTTTCAATATATTTTCTATAATTGCTGTATTATATTCGTCATGTATAAATAGTTTCGGAACCATATTTCCATAAAATCCATTACCAGCTTCTGTTCCTGAAATAACCGTACCTATAGGTATGTCTTGTTGATAATATAGGAGATCCCTAACTAAATAACTTTTCCCTGTATCACGTCGTCCTATCAAAACAATAACGGGTCCTTGGTTTTCATTTGGTTTAAATGATATATCTTTCATGTCAAATTTCTTCAATTCTAGGTTCATATTATATAATTTTATTTGTTTTATTTTTTTTATATTTACGCATAAAATAAGTTTAAATATATAAAAAATTTTGTATATATCATTTAATGTTTACTCTATTTTATAAAAAAAATAATAATGACAAATTATTTGAATATTTAGAAGAAAATGGATTTCAAAATGTTCAAAATTATTTTCCTCTTTTATCTAATTTTTTTCAATTGGAAGATAATAATTATAATAAAATAAATTTAAATCAAAAATATTCAATAAATTTAATACATGAAACTGAAAATAACAATAATTTTACACTTTCCTGTCAAGATGAAAATTCAAATGTCAAAACTTATAAATCATTTTTCAAATTTTCTCCTTTAATTGATCCTGTTAAATTTATGGTTGGTAAATATGAAAAAATAAATAAATCTATTATTGAAACTTTACCTAAATTAAAAGACAATGGGTGTTTAGATAAAGTAATGGATAAAAATAATTCAGCATATGTAGATGGTTTTTTTTCATATTTAACAAGTCAACTATTACATCATCATTCTTTTAGCAATGGTCTTGATTTTTATGGAACATTTACTGCTGTACAAAATAAATATGTTTGTGATATTTTTGAAGATTTGGAATACCTACACGATGCGAAATTTTTTCATAGAAATAAAGATATTTTGTTTGAAGTTGATCATATTGATACTGAAAGATTATTGGAAAGCGATACTAGAAAATATAGAAAAAAAATACAGATAGATAAAAATAAAGTCGATCTTCAAACAGATACGTTAAATAATGAAATGTTCGAGGGTGTTTTTGAATTAACACATGACAATATTAATAAACATAATGAATTAGATGATGAAGTATGGAAATCCGAAAATTCGGAAGTTAAAAGTGAGAAAAGTCATAAAAAAACAAATTCTACATGTTCGTCGCGTTCATCCAATACTGATGGTGAAGAAGACGAAGAAGAATTGGGAGATAGTGAAGATGAAAGTGATTTTTCAGATTATTCAAGTGAAGAAGAAGAAGTCATTCATGCATATATTAATGATTTTCCTGTTCAAATTATTTGTCTAGAAAAAATGGAAAATACATTAGATTATTTAATGGAAACACAGGGGAAACATCTTAACAATAAAGAATGGAAGTCCTGTTTATTTCAAATTATCATGGTGCTTATTACATATCAAAAAGTATTTGATTTTACACATAATGATTTGCATACAAATAATATCATGTGGAATAAAACAGATAAGAAATTTATTAATTATAAGTATAATAATGTGTATTACAAAGTTCCGACGTTTGGTAAAATATATAAAATTATAGATTTTGGGAGAGCAATCTATAAATTCCAAGACAAAATTATATGCAGTGATAGTTATCATCCAAAGGGTGATGCTGCGACACAATATAATACCGAACCTTATTTTGATATAAAAAAACCAAGATTGGAACCTAATAAAAGTTTTGATTTGTGTAGATTGGGCTGTTCTTTATTTGATTATTTTATGGATGATGAAGAAGATGAGGATAATATTGAAAATCCTGTTGCCAAAGTAATTAATGAATGGATTACAGATGATAAAAATAGAAATATTCTTTATAAAAATAATGGAGAAGAACGTTATCCAGATTTTAAGTTATATAAAATGATTGCTCGTACAGTACATAATCATACACCTCAAAAAGAAATAGATCATATATTTTTTTCTAATTATAGAACCAATAAAAAGAAGATGAAAAAGCAAAAAGTTATGAATATTGATGAATACCCGATTATGTTTAAATCTCACGTTTCATAATAAGTCCTTTCATATTTTTACCAAATAATTTCTCTCCAATGACTTTGCAAAAACTCAAGATAGGTGACCTTTATTTAATAACCTGAATAAATCTTTATCATAAAGTACCTGACAAGGTACTGCTAATTTATGCATATATTTTGATTACATAATAAATATTTTTATTATGTAATCAAAATATATATGGGAAAAACTTTAAAGAAAAAACCCTTTTTAGGAAAAAGGTCACAAAAAAGGAAAAAACCCTTTTTAGGTAAAAGGTCACAAAAAAGGAAAAAACCCTTTTTAGGAAAAAGGTCACAAAAAAGGAAAAGAAAAAAAGGTAAGAGAAAATCAAAAAACTATAAAATGAGAGGAGGGCAGTTAATTATACGAGGAAACCGAGGAAACATAGTTCCAGGAGGTAATCGTGATACCCCTCCTCCTCTAACTGCTAGATTGTCATATTCACCATGGTTCCATAAATGGGGGAGCAGATATGGAACTACTAGTGTAATAGTTAAATTTAGAAATCATGGCCAAGCAGGATTATGGGAAAAGGTACATTTATATGGTACATCAATGCCTAATCAGACACATGGTTGTGATGGAATTGTCGGTTGTACAGCAGTCAATCCTGGTATAGGTGCACCATATAATAGTTCTATGTATCGTACAATGGGTTATTTTATGTATGGTAAGGGTGTAAATAAATGGATATCTTTACAAGCATGTGGTGATATAGCAACTGGCGGAGGTCATGAACATCGAAGGTGTCTCTTGAGAGGAGGCACTACAGATTGTTGTCAAGGTAACCCAAGTGCATCAATTGGATCAGTCTCAAGAAATAAAGCGAGAGCAGAAAATCATACGTGGAGAACCTTAAAAAATCTTCGATTTGCCGGTGGTACAAATAGGTACGATGCTAATATTGAAATGTTAGATATTTTAATGACAGATATGACCGTAGGGAGATTTTCTTCATGGATAAAAATTAATGCTTTAGGGAATTTTAATAATCCTATCAATAGTTCAGTTTTTCACTGTTTAGCGGGTTGGGGAAGAACAGGTACTGTATTTTTATTTTATATTCTGAGAAATGAAATTAGACAAGGCACTCGATATTTAAATTTAAATCGTCCACGGTTTGGGTACAGTTCAAGTGATATATATGACAAGTATCATACTCTGTTGGGACTATCTCTAGAGCATCATTGTTGTCATATGTTAAACCCCCACGTCGGTGAGCCCAACTTGCCCATTCAAGTAACGAGAGCTCCATTAAATTACATTAAAGATGAAGTTATGAATCTTAATGGGCGTGGGCTTTTTAGTGGTAATTTACTTATTAGTAGAATAAATACTATAATTGTGATGCTGTGGTATTATATATATAGGTGTCAACCAAATTCGATAAACATTTATCGCCCTCCAAATTGGGATGTCGTCTGTTTACATCCTCTATCAACCTCTCCTGGGTGGGTTGGAAACCCGGTAGTATCTTTTACAAAGCATTCAATATTTAATCAAACTGTACATGTAAATATGAGACACTTTTTCCAACATGGTGGATTACCAAATGATGTTACTTTTCCACAACCAGTTATTCCTAGCGGAAGAGCACAACGTCCTTTATATAATATAACAAATTATTTTGGAATAAAATTTTAATAAAATTGAAATTAAAATAATTATATTTTAATATATTACGTTATTATAATGACAAAAGGAGGTGATGGAAAAGTTAGAGAACATATTGATGCTAAGATACTTAGATTATTTAAAGAAAATACATATAAAGATAAAAGTTGTCCAAAAAATATAACATTGGAACTATTAGCAGAAGCAATGGGATCTAGTAGAGATGCACAAATTCATATAAAAAAAAAAAATAAAGAAGCACTTTGGCTTGCTTATTACCAAACTATGTTATTCAATATTGATGCTCCTAAAGTTGAATCATTTAATTTTAATAAAAAAGTTACTATTAGTAAAAATAATAAACTCGCCCTGCCCTTTTAAAATTTTGATTTATTAGAATATAATAACTAATATATTTTTAGCGAAATTATTACAATTTAATCATAAGGTTGTTACGGTTGATGCGTTGATTGATAATAAATTGATATGTGATATCAATGACTTGGGCGTTTCATAATAAGTCCTTTCATATTTTTACCAAATAATTTCTCTCCAATGACTTTGAAATTATTTTTTTTATAGAACTCGATAGCCCTCTCATTATCTGCTTTTACATCTAAATATAATGTAGTTCCATTGTGATTGGTTATAAAGGAAGAGAATATCTCTTTGGCCATACCGTTCCCTTGGTAGCGATTTACTAATTGATTGATTTTTATATCACCATTTAGTATTGAAACATCTGGAGAGATTTTTGTTTTACGTTTGTATTTAGTCCATGTTAGAACAACACCATTTTCATAAATTATTTCATTTTTTTCTATTTTATTCGTTATTTTGGCTTTTAAGAATCTAAAATAACCTCCTGGAAAAACATTAGGGTAGAGTTTAAATATATCTATTATGTCATTCACTATATAAACCGGTTGTTCTTCTATTTGTTCTTCTATTTGTTCATTCATTATATATTATATTTTTATACTAAATAATATATTTATTCGCAAAAAAACTTTTATTTGTTAATATTATAAATGTCTGATGTCAATAATTCAGGAAGTTGTGGTATACAAGATTTAAATGAAGTTTTAAAAGATACCGATATGACAAGTACAGAGAAAACAGAAACACTTTCAAAAATAAAGAATAAAATAGGTGTACATGGTTTTGTAAAAATAGATAAATATATTGAAGTAAAAAGTAGAGTAGTTAATTTTACTATTACATCTCAAAATATTACAAAATCAAAGGATGCGGTTGTCACTCAAGGAACTGCAACGGGAACTTTAATGGTTGCGTTAAGTGGTAGTGTTACTACCGTTAAAGTAAAACAAGATGAAAATAGTCATGTGGAGTTTAATGCTATAACCGATTTGGGAGTAGGTTCTACAACCATAACTGGTGCTAATATTACAAACGTTGAATATGTAAAAGTTTATTATGGTATATGTGATAAACCAATGAAACATTCAAAATACTCAAAATTTAATAAAAAAGATCAATCAGAGACACTTACGCATAAATATAATAATACAGTTGTTGAAAAAATTTTAGATTATTCTGATTTCGAAGATAACTTAAATACTAAGGAAAAATTACAAAAAATGATAGATTTAACCAATAATACGGATGGAAAAAATGTAGCGGGTGATGATAAAAAAATTCATATTACTATAGATGGTGAAACAGGTTCGACCTCGGGAAAAAGTTATGAAATGGGAAACTTTTCTGGTTGGAGTAAAGAAACAGACACTCTTAATTTTGATAATAATAAGGTTGGTTCTGGAGATAAACCACATGAAGTGAGTGACACGGACTGGCAGAAATCGAAAAAATTTAAAACAATGTATTGGAAAAAAGATACAATATCATCAGGAGGGACCAAAGGGGGTATTAAAAAGAAAAAGAAAAAGAAGTCAGGAGACACTATCGGTTGGAACGAAAATAAAAAAATAGTTGATAATATAAATAAAACAGAATTAGATGATATAAAGGAAAATGTAGAAAATAATTCTCCGATTATTGAGATAGGTGAAGGTAACAACTTAGATAATTATGTTTTATTTAAATTAAAAAAGAAACCCAAAAATGCCTTCTTTTCGAATTGACACTCACCTCTTGCCTGGCGGAAATTGAAAATAAACAAATAGTTTAAAATTCAGGCGAGTTAGTGAAAACTTCTGTAATTTTTTTTCCCATAGATGAAGATCCAAATTGACTCATGATAAAATTACCTAAAAGTACACTAAGATAAACTAAAAGAGTATCTCTTGCTAGTACTTTTAATGGTTTATTTTCTTTTAATATAATTCTCATTTCAATGAAACGGAAAACGAGATATGAAATTGAAACGGCTACGGCTATGATAAATATTGAACTAGACATTTTATATATTTAAAAAAAATAATATATAAAATTTTACGCAAAATAAACTTTTTCAAAAAAGTTTACAAAAACAATAAATTAAAATCCATTAAGCATTTGTTCATGTTAGTACTTCAATATCATTTAATAAAATATCGGGTTCTAATTTGATTTCTTTATCTAAATTATGAATGTCTAAAGTATCTAATTTTATTGAAATGTCATCCATAATTTGAAGTCGATCCTCATCGTCTTCCTCGGCCTCCTCTAATTTACGTTTATCATTCTGTTCTTTACTTATTTTTTCTAATCTTTCAATTGTTT